TTTGTATCTTTCATGATAAGATTAAACACGTACATAATAATGAGAGCAAATAGACTCGACGCCAAAAAGAACAGACGATCCACAGCCAATTGTGGAATGCTTCCCACAATGAGCCGCAATACATTTGGAACAACCAGTGTGAGCCACAAAAGGTTGACTGTGTAATTGTTAGTTATGTGTGGCACCAATGTGACACCATAGATGGCGAGCCAGTATGCTATCACCATAATCAAAACATTCAATGGTGTTTTCATTTAATATGTGGGAAGAAGATTATTTATCCTGAATGTGCTGACCACAAAACTTAGTTCTCTCTGGGATTTTCTCATAAATACCCAAATTTACACACATGTCACGGAGTTCAAGGTAATTGTTCCAAAATTGATCTGAGTGGGAATACTCTTCAACTGTACAATGAGCCAACTCGTGGATGAGGACATGAAAGATTTCATTTGGCGACCCATCAAGGCACACAGCGATCTCCTGTCCCTTATTTGTATTGTATCCGACGGATTCACTCATGGAGTGGAATCCGGTGAGTGGCACACAGCGCACAAGCATTTGAAATTTGGGGTGACCCGTAGAGGCAATATGTTCTCGAAGGACGCGGTACTTCTCCTTGACCTCGATGAGTTCCTGGGGCTCTTTGGTCTGGGAAAGTATCCATAAGTTGATGAACAAAAGTACAATGAATGCGATCATCTCTTATATACAAAGATAAATTTGCTATACAGTTCTGATATTGGATTGCCTGTGAGTCCTTCCCACAATTCTAATCTAAATCCCATCTCTTCTAAGTGTGTCACGAGGAGGTCGCGGTAGGCTATTGGTTCTGACTTGGGTCCATCGGCGTAGAACGGGGTATCCACCAGGTGTACGAATAACTTTTCCCCGTAACCACCGTTGCCATGTCCCTTCATGAGGAAGAAATTACCCATCTGATCCTTAAAGGGTGTTCTAAATATGATCTTTTCTGAGTCTGGTATGATACCTATGAGCCTCCCACCAGGTTTCATTCTCTTTTTGATTTCCCTCAAAGAACTAAAAAACTTTCCATGACTTTCAAAAATATAGTGAAGTGAAAAGTTGTAGCACACAATGTCAAACTTTCTATTTGGACAATCGTGTATGTCACCCTCATAGAAGTTTACCCGCATGTGCATATTTTTCGCACGGGACCTGGCCTCTACGAGGGCTGATGGCTCTGGATCACACATACTCATATTTGCCCCACACCTGTGCCATTTTTGAAGATCTCCGCCGAAGCCACAACCTACATCCAGGATTTGATGCCCCTCGAGGGTCACGCTCTGTATGAGTTCCCTCTTGGCATTGTTGTGATTCCGACGGATCTCTTCCATACCTTTTTAATTATTCATTCTTTTAAGGTAACTTAAGTTGTATATCTTCAAGACCAAGTGGTGAAGATGGCAACCAGTTGAACAAGTAATAATGAACACTAGAACTTCCCAAAAGAAACTTCTGCTTCTCTAGATTTGGTACATCCTGACCAATGTCTAAAGTAGTAAACATGTCGTAGCCCATGTTTTTAGCGATGAGGAATGCATCGTTATATACATCTCCAACTATGTAAAATGAATATGCTTGATTTATTGTATATGATCCATCCTTCTTCACATTCGGTATGTCATAGAAAGAGATGAACGTATCATCTGAATCGTTTACATATGAGTTGGCTGGGAGTATCCAATGTTTTACCCATGTTTTGTCAATCATGGGAGCAATCTTGAATTGTTTGAAATGATTCTGTAAAATTCTTGTAACCCTCGGAATGTCTTTTGTTTGCATCTTCCTAAATTGAGATGTACCACGAACTTCAAGATACTTTTGCTTTGTTTTGTTTGGAACTTTAAAAAATCCAATGTCTGAAAGTTTTTTGACATTGAGGATGCGATGCCAATAGTTTGATTTCACTAGAGGTGTGGGTATTTTAGTAACAGCTGTGTATACGGCTTGCCATATACCCTTTGTATTGGCAATTCGTTTCATCTCGCTTATAAGAAGTGGTGCAAAACCCAAAGTTCTATATTTATCATGAACACAGAGAAAGTTGATTTGAACCATGTTCAGAACATCGTCGCATACACGTACTTTACTTGGGACACTAGATATGAATCCAATGAGTTCTTGGGTCTCGTCATGAACAATTCCCCTGTTTTCGTATCCGGGTGACTCGGCTGCCCATTTTAGTGTTTCAAGTGAGTATTTAAGTCTAGATGATTCACTGGCTAAATAATATTCATTCAGAAATGGGTGAGCTTCTTCAACTGAACACACTTTCCATGAGAATCCTCCGGGGAGACGGACTGGTTCATGTGTGATCACTTTCTCCTTCTCAATCTCCCTGCCACTTTCATAAGTTTGTCCTTCCTGTGGCACGGGTTGTTTGTCCCAAAATGTCCTCATTTGTAATACAAATAGCTTAAAGTTTTAAGTACTGTGTAACATATAAACATGTCTCTTGAGCAAGATTACACCACTGTTCCAGGTCAATTGTATGCGTGCCTCTCCGTTGTTGGTCCAGAAGCGCCACAAAAGAATGATAAGTTTGGTATCAAGATCCGCGGCGCCTTTGCGACCCGTGATGAAGCCGCGAACCACGCAAAGCGCCTTCAGAGAGAAGATTCAACCTTTGACATTTATGTTGTTGACATGTACAAGTGGCTTTTGATCCCACCGGATCCTCTTAAGATTGAGGATGTGAATTATTCCAATGAGAAGCTTCAAGAAATCATGACAGGTTACAGAGAAAACCAAGCTGAAGCCGCTCGCATGTTCAATGAACGCAAGAAGGATATGATGGAATCTAAGTCTTATATCAAACCAGGTGATGAAAACTCCATGTTTTACACCAAACCAGACGAATCTCCAATCAGTCACCCAGCCGAAGTCATCGAGCGCCTCAAGAAGGAAAAGCCAGATACTCCAATGGAAGAACTCGTTAAGGAGGCTGATGCCATTGTTGCCGCTGAAATTGAAGAACGACGTAAAAATAGGGAAGAAGAAGCTGCGGTGTCAACAGATGCCAAGATTGAGGAAACCAAAGAGGACGGCGAACCAGAAGTTTCATCCGCGTAAATAAAAAAAAATATTCGTTAATTTTAGAACAAAATGTGGAAAATAATTTTGACCATCATTTTGACTAGTGCATTCTTTATTTTGTTTTTTGAACCGAAATTTCTTATGGATTTAAAAAACAAAAAGGAGGAACCACCATCGACATCGAAGGGGTTTATTGAAGATACTCGAGACGCATTCATAATTCCAAGATACCCGTCACAGGTTATGGACCGTGACATAGTTGGGAATATAATTCCAGTTTACGGGGACATTGGTACATTCGTTCCTTACTCAGGCGTACCTGAGTATGACTGGTTGCATGGTTTTCCCCATAAAAAATCCTAATAGGAAAACGGCGAATGCCACGATCCATGTCGTTTTGTCTATACCCGAGAGAATATCACTTGTTTGGTGATATGGCGGATACATCATTTCAGGAGGTTGAAAATAGTACTGTTCTTGTTCTTGTAATCGTTGATCATTAATAGGTGTACTATCTTCATTCTTCTCATCAGTCTTAAATGGATCGTTTGTAGGGTCATATTCGATGGGGTTTCCTATATCAGTTTCCATTTTTTAATATAACCCCTGTTTTTTTTAAGCGTCTTCTTCCTCATCATCTTCATCTTCATCGTCAACTACAAAATCCTTTAGACTACCCTCATCGTCATCATCTTCACTCTCCTCATCTGAATAATATTCGTCTTCTGTATCTATCTCAGAGCCCAAGTCAGAATCGTGTTCGTCGGGTGAGTAATCGTCCTCTAAAACCGTTTCCTCTGGTTCATACAGTTGAGGTTTCTTTATCTGTCTCCCTGAACGTGTTCTGGTTGTTACCATTAAATACTTAAAGTATTTTGCTTTTTAAGTACCTTTTAGAGCATCAATTACACTGCCACTAAGTTTATGGGTTCTGGAAAGGTTTTTCTTACACACTGGACATTTTTGTGTTATTTGGGATCCTTTTATACTGTATGACATGTGGTGCCCTTCGTGTTCTCCTTTGATAGTTTCACAATAAGTGTGTGTTGTCAACGCTATAAACTCATTTCTATTTCTAGAAATACTTACTATTCGAATGTCCTCCGGGCACTTCATAAATCTTCGCATGAATGATTCCAAGTGGGGCTTAACATCCCTTTGTTTAATTTGTGGCTTTTCTTCAAACTTTTTAATTTCTGGACACTTCCTAAGATCTTCCTTTTTGAGATACAACTTTTCAACAATTTTTGGTGGTAATACATGCTTCCTTCCATAAAAATCTTTACAGAAACCATCGCGTCTACCCCTAATCGTTTCACATCGACAGAAGCATTTTTGGGCTATGACTGAGCCACTTATATAGAACCAAACGTGATTGGAACTATGAGGTCTTCGTAAGTTTTCACAATATTTTGAGTTTGTTGAAACTAGATATGTTTCTTTGTGTCTAAAAAGTTTTGTAACTGAGGCACCACCCTGCCCTTCCATATTCTTTTGTATAAACTCTTGGATTTCACTTTTCAATTCATCGTCTTCAAGTTCATCTTTCGTCTGTGCGGCGGAAAATGACCCCTCTTTGATTACAGATGACGGTGGGTCAATAGTTATGCGTTGTTCCTCATTGGTTCTAATTGAAGACATTTTAAGTATTTCCAAGTTGGGTTCTTGACCCACTTTTAGAAGTGTACTCAGAGGTCCATGTTTGTATATAAATATGGGAAGATACGCAACTTGTACAACTTTACCTGTATCATCACATTCTGGACACCCCCTACCACCACAAACCATATGTTTTGCCATCTTGTGGGACCATGGCATTCGAAACCCACTCCCTTTCGTTTTTCTTTGCGCACAGCCATATACAGCGGAATCAATAATTTCATTCCAATCAATGAATCCCTTTGCTTTTGAGAGGTCTACAAGGATATGTTCCCTGAGAGCGAGCGCCGAACTTTGATCAACTACGAACCCCGGCCAATTTAGATGAACACCAGTTTTTGTGTACTGGCCAACTGTTTTTGGTGGAGAAACAGAAATCAGACATTCTTTGCCACCGTGACGCTTCACTTTGTCACAAATGATTTTACATACATCTTGTATCTCATCGAGTGTGAGGGCTCTCTCATCTTTATAATCTATATCCACGAAGAAATTGTATTTTTCACTCTTCTGCTCAACAACAAAGAGTTTTTCACCCTTTTTGATGGCTTCAATGTACCTCTCGTGGAATTCATTCAATTTATCAAATGGCACGGAAAGGACACCACCGTCCATGAGCACATGTGATAGATTGGTTGCATTGTTAAATTTTTGTTCTTTACACCACCTTTTAAACATACCTTTGTATCGCGTCTAACCTCTAAACCACCTCATGAAAGAAACATCCGCATACTCTTTAGGTGATTCTGTAAGTTCTTTCTTTATAACGAGGAGTTCATAAACCTTCTTGTCTTCATTTTCTTTTATCCATTCTTCAACCTCTTCTGGACAGAGACCTCTATTCTTTTCGAGGAGTTCTCCAATCTGCATTAAAATGTAAGCTTTGGACTTCATTCTATTTAATAGAAAAGGTTTTTCTATTGAGAGAAGTCACACACGAATAAAACTCTGGGTTTTTAAGAACATTATCAATAATGAGTTTCCAACGTTTACGTGCGTTAAACTCTTCGAGAGTGTCAAAACTCATGTAATCGTTTTCATCAAACGTCTTCTTTATAGGTTGTTTTTGTATTTTCTTAAGGTTAGTCTTCTGTTTTTCTTCGTAAAACTTTTTTACAAGTGCTTGTTGTTGTGCTCTGTTGTAATTTACAAAAAACACAAATACATTGTACTCCAAGTCCACTGTGGGACTTTCCTTTACTGTAAATTTGAATTCTGTATACTCACCATTCTTGAGGACAACCGTACCCCTGGTCTCTTCCTCAAGTTCCCTGAGAGCACAGCGAAGGGGGTTGAAAATCTCTCTCCGCCTGCATCCACCTGTAACAAAAATCCAATCCTTGAATCTTCGATCCCTCACTGTTAGGAATCTTGGTTTATCGTCAGAAAAGCTGACCGGTATCGCTATAGCTTTGTATTTTTTCATTGCGCATTCGCAAGTTATATTAAACGGATATGATTATTCTTCCTCTTTTTCTTCAGTTTTCTCCTCGGTTTTAGACTCTGGTTCAACCGTAGTAGGTCGTGGCTCTGGTGCACTGAGTCGCTGTACCAGGTGGGCTGAGAAGTTCTTGAGGTTTTCAACATCGGTCTTGGCCTTATTCATCTCCTTGAAAAGGAACATAACACCAGCGATCGCCACGATTGTAGCGATCATCATGAGGGTTTCACGGTCCATTTGAATCATTATGATTTAATTGAGTCCCTTCTTTTTAAGTAAGTACACCCATGTGTGTTCGGCCCGCTGGAGGGCATTCGTATGGGCTCTGAGCAAATTGTACGGCTTCGTAATGCGTAGGTTCACAGGACTTTTGGGTTGGTGGCGTTGGTACACCAACATACTTTTCAAGCGTCCTGGACTTTGGATCGTACGTCAATACAAAAACGATGGCGAGGAGGAATACTATGTTCCACATGTGTTTTATTA